CGGTTCAATCGAGCTGAACTACAGCGACGACGATCCAACCAACACTGCCACGCCTCAGAAGGTTGTGCAGGGTGAGCAGGTCGCTCGTAAGGCTTTTGTCAACCAAGGTTGGCAGGCTGCTGACTTGGCTTCAGAGCTTGCTCTTGGCCCCCGCGCCATAGATCAGGTTCGTAACCGCACGGATACATACTTCACCCGCCAGTGGCAGCGTCGTTTGGTTGCTACCACGAACGGTATCATTGCCGACAACGTTGCTAACGACAGCGGTGATATGGTTGTTGACGTAGCTGCTGAGGCTATTGCTAGTCAGGACGCAGGCACGAAGTTCAACCGTGATGCTTTCGTAGAGGCCACCAACACGCTTGGTGACCGTTACGATGAGCTTAGCGCCATTTCTGTCCACAGTGCTGTTTATGCACAGATGGTCAAGAACGACGACATCGACTTCATCCCAGATTCCGAGGGCAACCTCGTAATCCCGACCTATCTTGGTCTTCGGGTTATCGTTGATGACGGCATGAACGTCGAAGCAGGCTCAACCGACGGCTTCAAGTACACCTCAGTGCTCTTCGGTGCTGGTGCATTTGGCTTCGGTGTTGGAAGCCCTGAAGTTCCCGTTGAGATTGAGCGTTATGCCGATCAGGGCAACGGCGGCGGTATCGAGACTCTGTGGGTTCGTGAGACCTACGTTCTCCATCCGTTCGGCTTCAAGGCAACGGGTACGCCTAGCAACGGCATTACCTTCACGCAGGCAGAGCTTGCCACTGCCGGAACTGTGGATCGCGTCATTGAGCGGAAGAACATTCCGCTTGCGTTCCTCATCACCAACTAAGATATTTAGTTGGCTTCAGATCACGCCCCCAAAAGGGGGCTGGTCTCCCTACACTATAAAGGAGATTTTGACGATGGCTAACAAAGATGGTTTAGAGCCAAACAAGCCAATCGACTTTGAAACGCTCCAGCGCGTCAAGCGCCAACAGCGAGAGGCTCAGAAGGCAGCAGCTAGTGCGCCCAAGCCTAAGCGTAAGTACGAGAAGAAAGATCACACCGATGTCAACGACATCATCTCAAGCGTAACCTCTAAGGCTAAGGCTTCAGACGAAGGCGAGAAAGATGCCAAAGAAGAATCCTAAGGTAAGCCAAGATGCCGAAGTCCCCGGACTGCGTACATTTGCCAAACCGGGCAGCCTAGCTTTCCGAGCGTACTACGCTCAACAAAGGCGAAAGGATCGCAAGGAAAATAACCAGACGTGAGTTATACCATTGACCAATTTGGGCCAAGTGATCTACTGACTAGCAAAAGGTTTAATGTTCGCAGGGTACAGGTTGACCCCGCAAATACGGGGTTCTTCGATGGTCGTGAGTTTCGTTTCTTTCGTGAGCTAGACATCCCAGCAGGAACAAGCCTCTGGACACGTATTACAGTAGATTCTGGCAACGACGGCTTTATAATCAGAAGTCAGACCATCGAGGCGGAAGAAGGTACTCTTAGGCTTAGGGTTTGGACAGACACGGCACTGACAACTCCACCTGCATTCTCAGCACCAGACGGTCTTACATCGAATGTATTGCCAAACAACACACTGCCCTCTGCGCCAGCTTACACAAGAACAACAGTTTTTGAGAATGGCGGAGATGCAGACCCAGTGTTTAACGGCGACCCTGTTCTGCTAGACATTCTACGTTCGCGTAGCTCTGGCTCTACATCGAAAGCGACATCAAACTATATCCAAGCAGGTGGTGAACGTGGTGTTGAGCCGGGGACATACTGGCTACAGTTTGAGTCTCTAGGCAACGCTGATGTTACTGGGCTTTACAACTTAATCTTTGAAGAGCGTAGAGGACAAGGTTAATGCCACTAGAAGTAGGAAAGCGTTACCGGATCAAGGGTCGTTTAGTTGACATCGTTGACTCAAGGGCAGCAGGTAAGAAGAAAGCAGCAATCACTGCTGACGGCAATCGCATCAACTTCGGGCAAGCAGGCGAGGTCGTACAACCCGGAACTGACTCAGGCGACAACTATTGCGCTCGGTCATCAGGCATTAAATCAGGCAGCGGTCTTAGTCCAAATGACTTAGCTCGCGCCGATTGGCATTGCAGCGGAAAGACAAGCAAAGAGAAGGGGCCAAGCCCAGTAGGTGATAGCTAATGCCAGTCCAGCGTTGTCAGAAGAACGGACGCCGAGGCTGGAAGTTTGGCTCCAGCGGGACTTGTTATGTTGGGCAAGGTGCCAAGTCTAAAGCAAAGCGGCAAGGTCGCGCAATCAGAGCAAGCGGATACAGGGGCTAGAAGATGGCATACGGTACAGATTCAGACCTAACAACTTACGCCTCAAACCGAGGCATTACAATCAGCGGTACTGAGTCAGTTCTTTTGACGCTTGCCCACGATTACATTGAGTCACTTGAGTACATCGGCGAGAAAACACAAGAAGATCAAGCAGACCAGTGGCCTCGAAAAGACGTCTACATTAACGGCGTAGAGATTGACAAAGACACTGTTCCGCAGGACGTGATTGACGCAGAGCTACAAACAGCAATCGCTATAGATCAAGGCAACAGTCCTTTTGCGACGATTACACCTAGCATCAAGTCAGAGACGGTGGACACCATCTCAGTTGAGTTCCAAGACGGTGCTGGAAACCGTAGTTTCGACCCAATGATCTTGCTGAAGCTCTATCGCTATCTTCGCGGTGGCACTGCTGGTTCAGGTAACATCGGTGTAACCCGTGGCTAAGTTTGATTACTCAAGATCAAAAGACACAGCAGAACGTCTTATTAACCGCTTCGGAGAGTCTTACACTTTCAGCAGAGAGCTTGGTGAGGCTTACGATCCGGCAACAGGCACAGTCAGTTCAACCACCGAGACTTACTCGTCAGATGTTGTCTGGCTAGATTTCCGAAAAGACGAGATTGACGACACCACTATCCTACAAGGAGATGTCCGTCTTCTGGTCACAGGCGATGTAGAAGTTGATGATCGGATTACGCGTGATGGGAAAGAGTGGCGTATCGTGAACAACAGACCGCTCAATCCGGGTGGGACTTTGATCTACACAGAAGCTCAGGCGAGGAACTAAAATGCTTAGAGAAGTCTCCGCAGCACTAGACCAGCGCCTTTCTTCTTTGTCAAACCTGCCTCCAGTTGCTTTTCCTAACATGAACTTCACGCCGCCTGAGTCTGGCCCGTACTTAGCAGTAATGAACATGCCAGCAGACGGCCTTCTCTACAGTCTAAAGCGTAAGCAGAACACACCCGGCGTGTACAGAATAAACATCTACGCGCCTGTCAACAAAGGCCCAGCAGAAGCAGAGAATCTAGCAGACAGGATTGCACAGCATTTCAGAGCAGATAGTAACCCTATTTCTCAGTTGTTTATTGAAGAAATCAACTTTTCTCCAGCAGTAACAGACGACGCAGAATACTTGCTCCCAATCAGTATTAACTGGAGATACTTCCACGATGGCTACTAAGTTCTCCGCAGAAAACTTTGGCAAGACTATGAAAGACATTGCCAAGCGTACTGGAGAGGCAGTAGAAGAACTAACCGACGCAAGCGTAAAACAGTTATTCACTGATGTCATCGAGGAAACCCCAGTGGGGCGTCCCGAGACTTGGAAAAGAAGGCCACCTCCGGGCTATGTACCGGGTAAGGCTAAAGCGAATTGGATGCCTTCTGTGGGGGCACCAGATACATCCGTAACAGAGTCACGGCAAAGTTCGGTTAGTAGGCTGGGCCAACTATCCGGGATTTCAGGAAACTTGGTTTACCTGACTAACAGCGTTCCTTACATTTACGAGCTAGAAAAGGGCTGGTCTTACTTACAGCAACCTAATGGCTGGGTAGAGAGGAACGTAAGGTCTTTCGAGAACAAACTAGAGAAACAAGCTAGAAATATCACTAGGAGATAAAAATGGCGTCAAACGCATTTACATCAGCAGGCACCACTATTGGCATCGTATCAGGCGATCCCGCTACTTATGATTCTGCAGGATTCGAGAGTCTTACTTTTGACACAATCGGTGAGGTCACTGACCTTGGAGAGTTTGGTCGTGAGTATAGCCTTGTAACACATAACCCACTAGGCGACCGTCAGACGGTTAAGCGCAAGGGTAGCTACAACGACGGGGCAATCTCAATGACTGTCGCTCGTACACCTGATGACGCTGGGCAGACTGTCTTGCAGACCGCTCTTGACAGCGACGAGAACTTCAGCTTCAACGTCACCCTTCAGGATGGCACCGAGCTTTACTTCCAAGCGCAGGTCTTGAGCTACACGACCAACGTCGGCACGGTTGACCAGATCACCACCGCAAGCGTTACTATCGAGATCACCGACGAGATCATCGAAGTAGCGCCAGTTTAAGTTCACACTAGCTAACTAAGACCGGGGGTCTTAACCTATGAAGCTATCACAATTTAATTCAGTAGAGGGTTCCAACGAAGGCGCAGTTCTTTATCTAAAGCACCCAATCTCGGGTGTAGATACTGACGCTTGGATCAAAATGGCAGGGCCAGATTCTAAGTTGGCAAAGCAACGTCGAGCACAGATTCAGCGTCTTCTTCGTGGTAAGCGTAATGTCTCAGACATTGATATTGACACGCTTGAAAAAGAGGCAATGGAAACGCGTGTGGCGTTGACCCTTGACTGGGGTAACATTGAGGACGAAGGGAAACTTCAATTCAAAGAAGAGAATGTTCGTAAGGTGTACACCGAGTACCCTTGGGTTGCAGAGCAGGTTGACGAGTTTCAAGGCGACCGCTCTAATTTTTTTACGAACAGCTCGGAGTAGCAGAAACTTACGTTAGGTTTAGGTCTTACCTAGCTACTCCACCCAAAGAACAGACAAGACCTAGAGAAGACTTTTATTATGGCCCTGAGCCTGAGCCGGGGCCACTTCTCTACATCATTCAATGGCTCTTTGAGGCTGGCCCTATAACAGCATCAGGCATGGGCGCAGAAGCCCTAACTTGGGCCAACATAAAGTCTTGGTCTGATCTTATGGGATTAGAGCTTGAACCTCAAGAAGTCTACGCACTAAGACACCTATCCACTGCCTACTTGGATCAGATGCACAAGGCTAAGGAGAATAACTGTCCTCCACCTTGGGTTGATCCTGAAGAACTAGACAGAGAGAAAATCGCAGATAAGGTTAGCAGTCAATTCAAGGCTCTAGCCAATAGAAGGAAAAAGCGAAGTGGCAGAAGTCGGCAGAATACAGATTGAGGTAGACGCAAGGGACGTCGATAAGGCTGTAAAAGGTCTTAGAGACATGGGCGTGGCTGCCCAACGAGCTGGTGGTAAAGTCAGCAAGTATGAGAAAGACACTAAAAAGGCTACTCGCGCCACCGATAAAATGTCCAAGTCTTCAAAAAGGCTTACAAGGACTTTTAGCTTTCTTGGTGTAGGATTAGGTGGTCTTACTTTCGGCTCACTTGCACGTCAAATCGGAACGGCCACAACTCAGCTCAATAACATTGAAGCTACTATGCGAGTCGCCGCAGGAAGCAGCGAAGCCGCTGCCGAGCAGCTTGCGTTTATTCGAGAAGAGTCAGAGCGTCTAGGGCTATTTTTACCCGCAGTAGCAAAACAAATGGCACAATTCTCTGCTGCTGCTCGTGGTACAAGCATCACTGGCCAAGAATTAAAGACTATATTTACGGGGATTTCTGAAGCATCACGAGCTATGGGCTTGACTGCTCCAGAGACAGAAGGCGCTATGAAGGCGCTACAGCAGATGATGTCTAAGGGCAAAGTCTCTGCTGAGGAACTCAGGCAACAGCTCGGTGAGCGTATGCCGGGTTCTATTCAGATTATGGCCCAATCCTTAGGGGTGGGTACACAAGAACTCTTTAAAATGATGGAGAACGGTGAACTTCTATCAGATGAAGTGTTACCTAAGTTTGGGCGACAACTCCAGAAAGTGTTTGGCTTTGAGGCTACAAAACAAGCAAATAAACTAGCAGCATCCATCGACAGACTTAGAACGTCTTTCTTTGATTTGATGGCACAAGATCAAGGTCTTCCCGGCGCTTCTCTTGCAATCAATGAGTTAGCAAAAGCTGTTGGTTCTTCAGAGTTTCAAAAAGGGTTTGATACTTTTGTTCAAATGATCTCCAAGTTTATGGCAACAGTCGCTAAAAACTTAGATCACATTGTTACTCTAGTAAAGCTATTAGGAGCAACAGGACTTGGGCTTGTTGCTGCCCAATCCGTTAAAATTTTATCTTCTCTGGTAGCAGTAATAACTTCTTTAACAGGAAGAATTATTGCGACTAACGCTGCTACAGTTTCTTTGATCGGTAACATGACAGCATTATCTGCTGTTATATCACGTGTTGCTTGGCCTATAGCTGCGGTAACTGCCGTAGCATCTGCTATCGCTATTTTTACTAGCAATACCAAACAAGCAAAAGCAGCAACTAAAGATTGGGTTAATCTTCTGCCAAGCCTTAATGAAGATATTACAAAACTCGGCAAAGATGCTCTCGAAGGGATAGTTTCTGAAGGAAAATCAGATATAAAAGAGCTTGAAAGCATAGAAGCTCGGATGCAGGAGATAAGAAACAAGATACAATCTGCTAAAAGGGGTAGTTTCGGACAAATGGGCGGCCCCGTCCAAAGAAGTTTGGAGCAAGAGCTTAAAACACTGAGATCACTCACAAGAAGTTACTCTGGCGTAAGAGAGCAAACAGAAAAAGCAGAGAGAGCGCTTTTCTTTTACAGAATGGAGCGACTAGAATCTAACAGTGTTGATAAAGAAGCTATAAAGAATATAAAAGATCAAAGTGAAGCTATTAGGACGCTTGGTAACTTTAACGAAGAAATAGCCTCTTCTTTAGAGCTTGCGGATGCTGCTACGCAAGTAGGCAAAGCATTTGAAACATTATATCCTGAAGATCTTGAAAAGAGAAACAAAGCAATAACAGAGTTTATGGAAAACTATGTTATGCAATCAGAAGAGGCTGCTAATAATACAAAAAGTCTTTCTCAGCAAGTTAAAAATTTTCAAGATGAGTTTGGAGTTATAGCTGAAATTGATCCTCAAGTATCTGCTGCATTTGAACTCGCTGACCAATTAGCACGGATTAAAGAATTAAACCTATCAAAAGAGCGAACCATATCTTTAGAAAAACAAGCTATGGAAGCCTACAGAGAAAGCAATAAAGAGGTTGATGAGTTAGAGAAAAATTTAGGAAAAATTGAAATACCGATGAGTAAAATTGAGCGTGATGCAAAAGAAGTTGCAGACGCCATTAGAGGCGACCTCTCTAACTCTATCACAGATGTGATTATGGATGTTGAGTCTCTTTCAGACGCCTTTGTTGCATTGGCTGACCAGATCGCTAGAACAATGATCCAGAAACAAATATCTGATCCAATAGCGGAAGGTTTAAGTGGATTTGCAACAAATGCTATCGGTAGTCTATTTGGCGGTGGTAACCCGGCTGCTACAGTAGCCCAAGGTGGGTCAGCAGCACCACCTCCCTCTGTAAGGACAGACAGTGGAAGATTTTTCCAAGGCTTATTCGCTAATGGCGGCAATGTCCAGAAAAATAGAGCTGCTATTGTCGGTGAGCGTGGCCCTGAGATGTTTGTTCCGGGACAAGATGGTCGAATCATACCTAACACTGAAATGGGTGGTGGCGGAGACGTTACTGTAAACATCATCAACCAAGGTGGCGAGAGATTAGAGGCGCGGCAACAAAGCTCACGCCGTGGCCCGAATGGTGAACAGACTGTTGATGTTATGGTTAAGTCAAGCATTGAGAGACT